GCCCTGCGGGGCGAGGTCGGGGTGTAGCTCGTACAGCCGTTGGATTTCGAGGTTGTTCAGCACGTTGTCGCGGATGGCGATACGTGCTTCATTCTCGCTCAGGTCATCGATGGCGATAGACTCGTAGCTGTAGCCATCGTGGTAGTAGGACATCTCGCCAAGCTCCATGATGACGTCCCACTCGATGGTGTTCCGCTCTTCGTCGTAGCTTATCATCTGCTGCACTGCTGTCCCCCACTTGTTGTAGGTGTGGTTGTCGCTCTCTTTGTAGCATTCATCGAGCAGGGCCTTGCTCTCTTGCTCACGGGGGCACCATGTGGCCCTGATGGCGATCTTGGTGCGGCCACGGAACAGGCCGCTGCCTTGTGCTTGGTAGCCGTTTGTGCTGCCGAAGAGGATGTAGGTGGTGTTTTCCATGATGTTATTGGAGTTTGTAAGTTTTTGAGATCATGCCGATGGCCTGTTCGATGACGTGATGTTCTCCGAGGCTCTTGGCTTCGATGATGCGGTGCGCTTGGTTCTTGAGCACAATCCTGTTGGTGATGCGACCCGCTTCGATGAGGTCGGCGATGGTCATGCCGGTCCAGTTTTGGTGGCCGAGTATGGTGTTTGCTACTTCGTGCTTGTCCATGATGTTTGGGGTGTTAAGCTTTGTCAATGATGATCATCAGGCCGTAGTTGCCGTTGATCACGGCGTATTCAAGGCCGTTCGCCTCGCACAACTTGGCGAGGCTGGTCAGTTCCGAGGAGCGCAGGATGCGGCTCTCATCGATGGCGATCGCTGTGTACAGTTCATGCACTTGGATGTCCTGCACTTTCTTGAGGCCCTCGATGCCCCGGACCCACTTTGCTGCGGCCATGTAGTGGTCAGAGAGGTACTTGCTGGTCGTGGTGTTCATGGTGTTCATGGTCGTGTTGATGTTAGAACATTGTGCCGACATAGTGGCCTTCTTCGTCGTACACCTTGATGTAGGAGTACCCGGTGCCCTTGGGGTCGTGGACCGCCACATAGGTCCAGTTGTCGTTTGCGTTGGCATCGGCGGCTACTGCCTCTGCCTCTGCGGGGTCTGCCCAGTATCGGGTGGTGGTGTTGGTAAGCATGGTAGTGTTGATGTTAGGTGTTGAGTTTAAGGTTAGGAGGGGGCCAGCGGAATCGAGCCGCTGCTGGGCGTCCAACGCCCCCTGTGGTCAGAACGAGAAGTCGTGGTAGTGGCGGCGGTCACCGATACGGATGCGGGTTCCACCGTGCATGGTCTCGCCCTCCTTCACCCATGCACCGTTCTTACGCAGGGTGAAGTACTCCACGGTGGCACCACGGTCGGTCTCGTAGGCGTAGTCTTGATCCTCGCTCATGCCGTTGCTGTCGATGCGGGTGACCTTGTCGCGGGTCACCCCGATGCGCTTGCCTGACCCGCTGACCATGACGATGGTACAGGCGGTGCGGTCGGTCCAATGGAGCATCGTGGCACCCATCTCCAGTTCGGGCGATGGCTGTCCGTTGGTGCCTGACAGGAGGTAGTTGGTCAGGCTGTTGGTGGTCGTTCCCAGTTTCATGGCGTGTTGGGTGTTAGGCGAGGTGGATGACGCAGCGTTCGTTCGTGCATTCAAGGTCGGCGTTTATCCTGTCCGGCAGTACGGATACGGAGCAGTAGGTGCCGAAGTGTCCGAACATGGACATGGCCCTTCGCGCTATGGCCTTGGCGCTGGCTCCTTCGGGTGCTTGTATCGACGTGGTCCACGCCCATTTACGGCACTCATTGCCGTCAACTATGTCTATCAGTTCGATGCGGTATGTGTTCATGGTGTTTGGGTTGTTTGTGTTAGTGATTAGTCACTAACAGAGGGGGCGCAGGGATTCGAACCCTGCCCGGGCGACCATCGCCCCCTGTGGTCTACTCTGCGCCCATCGCCTTGAGCGCGGCCTTCAGTTCTCGCACCGTGGCCTCCCAGTGCCGTTCAGCCTCGTCCCGCGTCCTCTTGGCCTCTTGGTTGGTCAGGTAGGCGCTGGTGTTGGCTTGGTTGATGATGTGCTGCGCCTGATGCTCTGCGCTCTCCATCCGTTCGCGCTTCCAGTCCGATGGATTGAATGGCGCTGGGAAGAAGTCGCTGGTGATGTCCCGCTCGACGATGGGCAGCACATCGCGCAGCCACGGGCGCAGGTAGGTGTTCTCGGGCAGCGATTCGGCGAAGGCCCGCAGTGCGGCTATCTCTTGTTGCTTTGTCATGGTGTTCATGGTGTTGGGTCGGTGTTACAGATACAGGGAGCTACGCATGTCGTCCTGAGCGTCACAGGCGGCGAGGTACAGTTCTTCGTCGTCCATGTTGGCGAGGTGTCGTTTGGTAATTACCCCGTCTTCACTTGCGATGGTACGCAGTTCGCAGTTGAAAGTGAAGTACAGGTCGAGCACTTCCTTGGCTTCTTTCGCGGTGGTGATTTCGCTGTTGATCATGTCTATTGGCGGTCGATGTTACGACCTGAAGGGCGGGGGTGAGTCGAACACCCCCTGCGACCATCGCCCTTGTGCGTTAGTGACTATTCACTAAGCGATCCCCGCCAATTTCAGGGCAGTTGCGACCACTGCGCGGTCGAGGGAGGTGAGCAGTTCCGCGAGTTCTTCTGCGGTCATGCCCTGTTCTTCGCCCTCCTCCTCGTCCTTCTTGGCACGGGCCTTCTTCGGCTCCATGCACTCCTTCAGCAGGCGGTCAGCACTCTTCAGGTGCCCTGCATCGCTGCGCTTTCCACGGGTGCGGACGCCCATCTTGGCGAGGGCTGCGTTTACGGTATTGCGCTTGATCGTCCCGTCCAATGCTTCGCGCACGATCTGCGCGATCTCCTTCTTCGGCAGCCCTTCGGCCTCAAGGAGTTCAACCTGTTCGCGGATGACAATCGCCAACTTGCCCTTTGCGGCGATGATGACGGCTCCCGCTTCGATGGCGGCGTTGCGGATGGCGGTTTGGGCGGATTTTACTACGTTGCTCATGGTATTGGGTGTTGGTTGGTTGGCGTTAGTGACTATTCACTAGCAGAGCGTGGGAGGGGATTCGAACCCCTCACCGCACCACCACATTGCTGTTGGTGCTTCCACGCTGTATTGGCTGGTCGGGTACTACTTTCGTCGCGCAACTTGGGGGGCCATCATGGCAGGGCATTCACCGCCCCGCTCGACCCTTGTCCCCTTGCTGATACCGTCTGCATTCACTCCACCGTGATCCTCCTGCTGTTATTGCAGGCCATGCATCAGGCTGTATCGCTATATTCACCGACTATCCCGGTACACATTAGCTGTACCGTTCGCCCCTAACCTGCCGACCGTGGCTCCCACCACGATCAACGACCACCTATACGCAGTCTAACAGGCAGCAGATGCACACTACACTGGTTCCAATTTATCCGTTCCCATCGCTCACTTACTCTGCCTTATCAGGGCAGGAGCGCCACCCGTAAGGTGACGCGGAGCAGGGTGCCTCGTCCATAGTGCTTAACTGCTGGGGCCAAGATGTCAAAGAGCGGGGGGAGGTCTTGTAGTGAGCCTGTTGCTGTTAGCTGAGGCGCCTCCCGTTGTTGACGATGCAAGGCTACGACAACGCCCCGACTCAATTCAAGTTGACAATCCCCAACATTGACGCGGCTTCCGGCCATTTCACCAAATTTTAACAAATCGCTACAGCCCTACAGCCACGCTGCTTGTAGAGCATTTACACAAGAAAAAAACACATGATGAAAATATTTTTCGTTGATGCTGATTATCAGCGAGTTACGAGGTTGCCCCTCTTGAATGCCCAGCAAATACGTTGAAAACACTCTACAGCCCGCGTCAATGCTACAAAGTTGTGCGTACCGAAACGGTGATGAAGACCCACTTTTGACCACCGACCCGCTGAAACCCGCGTCAACACTGGGGAAAAAATGGGAAAGTCGCGGTTCTGTAGGGCTGTAGAGCGTGTTTTGACCCATCTGCACCCCATCTGCACCCCTCCAAAGCACCACAACTCGTCCAAACGCTCTGCATCCCGCGTGGCTCTAAGGCAAAGTGCCAGTTTGAGGGGCATCGTGCCATGTGATCTGGGAGACGGTCCTGCCCACCACATACAGAGGTGATCAGCTATCCAACGGACCACCGGGAGGATCGCCGGGGGGCGGATGAGGTGATCCCATGGAGGACCATATAGGTAGGAACGTGTGCGTGTACGGCAGGCATCACCGGCACCGGGTGGATGGGTGGAAGGAGGGGACAGTGGTCGCACCGCACCAGCCCCCTCCCTCTTCTCCCTCCCTTCCTTCCCCTTCTTCCACCTACAGAGCGCACAGAAACGGACCTTGGGAAAGGCAGCGCAGCGGTGGTGGGGTGGCGCAGCAAAAGGCGCTGAGCCTCAGTAGGTTATGGGGTATATGTTGTAGTATTACTTCAACATTGGGTCCCCTATCTCTCTGAGACCCAGCGGGTTATGACTGTACTTTGGATGTGATGAGGATGGGGGGTGGGTATGTACCTGAAAGTCCCCAGCCTACCGATTGTTTGGAGAACGGATGATTCCCCAGCCTACCGATTGTTCCGTTCCACGGATTTTGGGCCACGGGGGTGAGTGCGGGTTACTGAAAGACGTAGGGTCCCCTATTCTTGCCACCACAAGCTCGTTCTAAGCGACTTTCTCTGTCTGTGTGGTGGTATGGGTAGTTAAGGGTGGAGATAGTGTCTTAAATCGAAGAAAAATAGGTATGGGGGTTGAAATGTAGGTATACATATATTTGTACCATGAATAACAGGTTGACACGCAGGAGGGAGTCGCTGTACTCCGCGGAAGAGCTTGCCAAGGAGCTTGGGGTGAGCAAAGAAGACGTTGAGGGGCTTGAGGCTAGCTTCCTTTCAAGGATTCAGAAAGACTACCTGAAGCTGCTCAATTACGAGATAGGATTCTACCCCCACAGGAAGAAGAGGCAGAAGAAGATCGCCAACGGGGAAGTGGTAATTGATGGACGGTGTTGAAAACTTTTGTTCGCGGCTCTTCAAATGTTATTTCATCTCTCTTATAGTATAGTATATATATACTAAGTAAGTATATACTAGGTAGGTATTTATTAAGTAGGTATAATCTTCTAGTGGTGGAAACTTTTTGAGTGGAACCCTCTACATCCCGCGTGGCTCTAAGAAAGTAGGATGTTGCTTGATTTTGCTTTTGGAATGTGCAAACGGCTGCAAGCCCCGTGGCTCTAGTAAGGTAGGCGTTTTTGGAAGAGCAAAAAAAGCAAACCAAAAGCAAAACGAAAGCAAAGTCTTTCTTCGTGGCATAAAAGAAGGGTAATCTTGCGGTTTTGCTTTTGAAATGTGCAAACGGCTGTAGCCCGCGTGGCTCTAGCAAGGTACGTGTTTTTGGAAAAGCAAAAAAAGCAAAACGAAAGCAAAATAAAGCAAAATAAAGCAAACGCGTTTTACTAAGGGCATTAACATAAAAAAGGGGTGGTATTACCCACCCCAATTCTATTTGTATGGAGAGTAACTTACCCCTTAACAATCTCCGTTGACTGGGATAGTTCACTCAGCTTACGGAAGATGGTGGCGAAGTCTGAGTCGTTCTCGCTGGACTGTTCTTTGAGTTCTTGGATGGACTGCTCAACCTTGGCCATACGAGCCTCTAGCTGGTCCATGAATCCTACTAGCTTCTCTACGCTTTCTGCAAGTGGCTGGACGTAGTTTTCAATGTATGACTCGGCGGTGGTCACCCGGTCGTTCATCTCGATGAGCTTGTCTTCTGTCATTGCGTGTTGTTTTCACAAAGATACAAGGAAATTAGAAGTAAAACTTTTTGAGAATGGTGTGCGAATGAGCGAATATCGCATAGCTTTACCCACTGAGGGTCAGAGGATTAGTGACGTAGGAGAGCTACGGACGGGTTTTGCTTGTACCTCAGTAAACACCTTTGACTTCTCTTCCATTGTGGAAGACACGACTATATTTGTATCCTTTGAGGCACAGGGCTCTTGGTGGCTATACTGCAACAACTGACCAATGGACGTATACGTCGAAAGCGACAAGGTTAGAATAGTCAGCGCGGGTAACATCGTTACCGTGGCTGGCGCTGACATCCGTCGCGTATGGCAGGAGTTCCAGCCGAACGTCAACTTCAATGGTGGGCTTTACACGGTGTACGTCACCGACACCAACGCCAACACCTTCCCCATCCCCCTTGACAGCGTCACCAACCAAAGGTTCTGGACCAATAACTTCCAAGGGGCTGTGGAGGCGGTCAAGGACATCTCTGCCATCGCAGGGGTTCTCCCATTTGGTGGCATAACAGCACTTACCGGTGACGTTACCGCCGGTCCCGGCACGGGGACTCAGCCCGCCACGCTGGCCAACACGTCCGTTACCCCGGGGAGCTACACGAACACCAACATCACCGTTGACTCCAAGGGCAGGGTAACCGCAGCGGCCAATGGAACGGGTGGAGGGGTTGTGTCTGTCACCGCCACGGCTCCTATTGCGGCAACAAGCGGTGCAAACCCGGTCATTACCCACTTCAACTCTGGTGTAAGCCCGGGTGTATACACAAATGCAAACATTACCGTTGATGTCAAGGGTCATGTTACGCTGGCATCCAATGGAACGGCATCGTCTGGTGACGTTGTTGGCCCAGCATCGGCAACAGACAACGCCATAACTAGGTACAACCTCACCACGGGCAAGCTGATCCAGAACAGTACAGTTCTGCTGGACGACAACGGCAAGCTGGGTCAGGTTGACGCGATAGATTTCAATACCACCCCGGTCACGGCAATAGCTGCAAAGAGGTTGCAGTGGAGTGACGCAGAGGGTTCCTTGCAGCTTGGGCTAAAGGGCGGGAACGTCCACTCGCACATTAGCGAGGATCTGTTCTTGTACGGCTACAACAACAGCGGTAGCCCGATGACCAAGGGGCAGGTGGTGAGGATCAACGGGTCAAGTGGCGTCCGTCCGGTTGTGTCGCTGGCGCAGGCGGACTCAGACCCCAACAGCGCAGAGACGGTGGGCGTGGTGGCCGAGACAATTGCTAACAACTCTCAGGGGCTTATTCAGGTGCTTGGCATTATGACCAACCTGAACACCAACTCATTCAATGAGGGAGATGTGCTATACCTGTCCCCGACCGTGGCAGGTCAGTTGGTGAACACAAAGCCAGTGGCCCCCGACCACTTGGTCCGCGTGGCCTATTGTGTAAAGAAGTCAGGGGGAGCCGGTGAGATCTACATCTCTCCCCTCAACGGGTTTGAGCTGAATGAGCTGCATGACGTACTCATCACCACCCCAGCGACCAACACCTGTGGCCTGTACTGGAACACTGGGACCAGCGTGTGGGAGAACCTGACGCCAGCCAATGCCAGAACAGCCCTTGACGTAAGCAAGAAGATACTACAGGTTGGCTCCCTGACGCTTACCACCGCAGGGTGGTCGCTTGTCGGCGGACTATACGAGCAGGACTTGGCAGAGGCCAACATCACAGCCACTTCCATTGTGGATGTTATTCCAGACAACGCTGATATAGCTACTGTCATCGCCGCTGGAATCCTGCCGAGGACGGACAGCGCAGCAGGCAGCGTCAAGGTGTACTCCCAGAACCTGCCAACCGCCAACATTGGCGTGACCATTAACATCAGCAACCTATGAGCGTAGGCTCTTTTGCGGTCCCACTTATTGGCTCCCCCGCTAACACGCTGCGTGAGTATACAGCTAGCGACACTTGGAACAAGCCAACCAACAATAAATTCGTCGGTGCGTTCGTCGTGTGCGTGGGTGCTGGCGCTGGCGGTGCGTGTGGTGACCTTCGCACAGGGATAACGGTGCCTGCGACGGGCGGGGCAGGAGGCGGTGGCGGATGGGTGGTATGGGACTTTATTACTGCCGCGTCGCTGGGCGGCACAGAGGCTGTGACGGTGCCTGCCGGAGGGGCAGGGCAGGCAGGGCGTAACACTGTTGGAGCAGGTATCGCAGGAGCCAACGGAGGCGATGCATCGTTTGGCGCACACGTTGTCGCATTAGGTGGACGAGGAGGCAATGGCACTGAAGTTGGACGTGACATAACAGGCTGCACGCCACGCAAAGGGTCGAACATCCTGCCCGGACATCCGTCGATGCGTATTGGCAACATTAGTAATACCGGGGGCTTCTACTGGCCTACAAGTGGCGTGCCTTCATATGCCGCAAGCGGAAGCCGCGCTCTTGGTGGCGCACCCGGAGGCAACGGAGGAAGGCGTGACGCACCAAGCGGCACGGCTGGTCCGGGTATCGCTGGCGGTGGCGTGTGGAACGGCACCACTCTGACAGGTGGTGGGGCCTTGGGTACGGCTACCAACAATGGGGGCAACGGCACAGGCAACATCGTGCTGACGCTACTATCGTCGCATGGCCTGACAACAACCAATGGCGCGGGCGGTGGCGGCGGTGGCGGTGGTGGAGGGAGTGCAGTCGCTGTGGCTGGCAACGGCGGTAATGGTGCTATCTCCGCAGGAGGCGGTGGAGGAGGCGGTGGAACGGATACCGTCGGCGATGGCATAAGCGGCGATGGCGGCAACGGCGGTGCGGGCATAGTGTACGTTTACGAGATTTACAAAATCTAAAGGCATGGCACGATACGCAATAATCAAATCGGGATACGTCCTCAACGTGGTGGAGTGGGATCCGGTGGCGGCTCCAGACTGGACCTATCCGTTCACACATGATTCGGTCGTGCTGGATGCCAACGGCAACGCGGGCATCGGCGACTGGTATGAGACTGCGGAAGACATCTTCTATCGACCCATCAATGCACAGCCGCCCGACTGGCCGGACGAATTAAAATCCGAATAACCAATGGCAGACCAAGTAAACCTCCGCAAGGAACACAAGAACCCAAAAGGTGGTCTATCCGCCGCCGGTCGGGCCAAGTACAACAAGGAGACGGGAAGCAACCTCAAGGCACCCGTCAAGGGCGCACCTTCGTCCCCCGAGCAGATGAAGCGCAAGGGTTCATTCTTGGTAAGGATGGGCTCCGCCGCTGGCCCCCTGATGAAGGATGGCAAGAAGACGCGACTGAAGCTATCTTTGGAGGCGTGGGGCCACAGCGGGGACAAAGCCTCGGCAGTTGCCAAGGGCCGCAGGATGCTTGCACGATACAAGGGTAAAAACAAAGACTGACCATGCCTACTGAAAAGCAAAACCGAAACAAGCTCAACATACTGATTGAGCAGACCTACAAACACGCCAAGAAGCACAGCTTGGAGGTGTTCTCCATGTACTCCGGCGACGACGGGGAGCAGATCAAGATGTCGGGTAACTACAGCGTCAATATGGTACGCAACGTGGTCTACCACATGCTGGTGAACCACCCCGAAGAGTTCGCGTCGGTAATCGAGACCGTCAACGAGCTCACCAAGCAGAGCGAAGGCGTCACAGAAGAGGTTAAGAAGGAAGTTGAGGAGGTCGAGGAGCCCAAGGGCATGACCGTGGCCTAAACCCTCCCGTCTGCTATGTTTATGGCCCTCCGCGTATCATTAACGCGGCGCTTGAGGTCTTCAAGCAGTGACATCATGTCGTCGATGCGTCGGTTGACGTGCATCCCGTACTTGCTCTCTGCTTCAATCTCAAACCGCGTTATTGCCTTGTCTATCTCGACAAGTGCAGAGACAATATCACTCGTGGTGATGTTGCTCCTGTCAATCTTCTCCCTTGCCGATGCGGGGGTCCTGAAGTCTGGGAATACTTGTTTCATCCCACAAATCTAATGTCCTATCCATGCACCGGATGTGGGGCCTGTTGCCGAAGGGTTCACATGATACCACAGTGGCCATTGGAACTCCTAAAGGAGGACGGGTCGTGCGTAAACCTACTGGATGACAACTCCTGCGCCATCTATGAGGAGAGGCCGATTATATGCAGGGTGGACGAAATGATGGAACTTATGGGGGCGGACAAGGACTTCTGGTATAAGACAAATGCAGACTACTGCAACACTTGGATGGACGAGGATGGCGTGGAAGGGAAGAGGGTAGAGCTATAACGCAAGAAGCCCCCTTCCGGGGGCCTCTGCATATATAGAAGGGAATGAATTAGGGAGGGGTGATGTTGCTGCCATCAACGTCGAGCAGCAGATAAGCATCACCTGCGCCAAGGGCGGTCGCGATGGTGGTGATACCAGCGGCAGATGCGGCAGCGTCTTCCATCTTGAACTTCGTGTACAGCACACCGGTGGGGCTGTAGAAGCCGATGTAAGAACCGCCACGACCCAGCGGGAACAGGATGCTACCGGTAGGTCCAACGGGGATAATTTCTTCTCCGTCGTCGTAATCAGCGGTCAGTTGACCTTCCACAGGCTCGGTTTTGCCGAACAGGTCGGTGTCCGTGGGGGCTCCGCCGTTGGAGTTAGGGCTGTCTCCAAAGTAAGGGCCGGTGTAGCTGTAGTCGCCACTGCCAGCGTAGGTGGGGTAGGTGATCAGCTTGCTGAACGGACCTACGGTGGCCAGAATTTGCGGGGTAACGAACGCAGTGTTCACCACTTCGCCACTGGCGGTTTGGAACTGAATAATCATAGTTCTTTGGGTTTGGTGGTACAAATATACTGATAATCAGCAGGTTATGAAAGCAGTGCTAAATTTTTTTACTCACACACGACACCAATCTATATTTGTGGCATGAAAAACAAGGCTATCAAGGGCATGATCCTATCGCGTATTGACAAGCTCAATACCCAATGGAGCGAGGTGGTTGACACCGAAGAAAGGACAACCCCCATGGACTACATGAGGGTTGCTGAGATTCAAGGGGCTATCAACGCCCTGATGGCGCTGATGGTGGAGATTGACTCTATTAAGGCATCCGAATAGCCCCGCGAATTGCGACAATGCAGGCGGAGGCTCCGGCACTATCGTTAGTCCAAGTCGCTTGATTGGCAACCTTGCCCATTGGGATGTCCATAAACCGCTGGTCATTCAAACGCAGTCGAACAAACCACTGCTGATACCTTGCGGTGCTTTCGGCTATTTGAGTATCACCAGTTGGCCCAAACCCGCTCGGGAATGTTGATGCGGGGTCAGGCCAATTGTCTTGCAGCATGGTTGCATCGTTTGCAACATCCCTCCAAGGGTTGGGGACGCTGGTTGGGAGCCAAGCGGCGTCTCCGTCCGCAAGCCCGTACACCCTCACTTGCTTTACTTGGGCCGTAACGTCCACAACCGTATACAGGTTGATGAGGTATTCGGTTTCGGTGGTGGTGGCATTGATAAACTCAATGTCTCCATTGCCCACGTTTACATTAAAGCGATACGGTGCTGGCATCTTTGTAATAGATTACAATCAGTCCATCGCACTGTTCAAGTTCAATAAGAGCGAACCCGTCACAGCAGACGTCCATGTTGTCCATGCAACAAATGTAACACCGAATTGCTGATACTCAATACTTTGTATCTATTTTTGTGAGGTGGAATCAAGAAAGTCGATACAAGAGCATACAGCTGAACTTTTGCTCAGGCTGAGTTCGGAGGGTGTGTCGCTTGCCGTGGAGCACAAGCAGCAGGTAAGGGCCGCTGGGTTCTCCGAGGAGCTAAGTAAGCAGGAGTCGTCGGCCCGCACCCAGCAGGAGTATGAGGACATTCCAGACAACGGGGAGGCTCACCTTTGGCTGTACGATGTTCCCGTCATAACAGAGGGGGAGAACGTCGGTAAGTTCCTTGAGGGAAATAGCTACTACAGCAAGATCCCAGATTCATGGATTGAAAAGTGGAAAGATGTAGAAATTCAAAAGTCCCACTGGAAGCCAGACCGCGCAGAGGACGCAGACAAGGGGTTCAAGGACTTTATCAACTCGCACATCCCACGCTTTGACTCGCTCACCACATACGAGCCATTCTTTGTTTACATAGAGCAGGCCAAGAGGTGGCTTGACGACAAGAAGACGCTGGCAGACATCGACCCTATCTCTCGCTTTGAGTGGAAGCGTCAGGAGCTGGCCCGCATCGCAGACAACAAGCTCTACGGCCTGAACAAGTACGTCTCCATCAAGGAGGATGGTTTCATTGGCGGTCGCCGCCCATACGAGGCATCAACCGCTCAGGCTCTGCTTGCGTTCCTTGTGGACCGTGGGAACAGCTTTGACTTGGTCAAGGGCCGTCAGGCTGCCATCACATCCACGATGATGGCTATGGCCGCACTGGAGAGCGTTGTGCGCTCTTCGTTCAGCGGGGTGTTCATGGTACACAAGAAGGACGGAACTGGTAAGACCCTGTTCCGCGACAAGTTCCAGTCCACCTTCCAGCACCTGCCCAACTGGATGATCGGCGAGGTGGACGTGAGCAAGGGATTCTCGTCGGAGAGCGCAATCATGGACTTTGACCCCGGGGACACCAAGGCACAGAAGGGCCGAGACATCTCCGAGTTCCGCCTGCTCTCCGCCGAGGACAGCATGACGGTCAACGGTCGCACACCAACGTGGTCCTTGTTTGACGAGGCTCAGAACATCCCGACATACCAGACCATCAAGAGCGAAATCGACCCGACCATGTACCAGTTCAACAAGGCGAAGGGTCGCTTTGAACTTGTACGTCAGGCGTTCGCTTGGGGCACCGGCTCGTCCAACAACACAGGGCAGGGCGCATTTGAGAACGACTTCAAGTCACTTCTTTCCGCTTGGGAGGGAGGTGAGGATACGGGTGGGTGGGTCCCCGTGTTCATGGACTGGACCTGCCGACCGGGTATGACCCGCGAGTTCTACAACAAGCAGAAGGCCAAGTATCTCCGTGGCCAGACCGAGGAGACCAAGGGCCTGTCGGCCACCGAGCGCCTGTCCTTGTTCTGCGCCCACTACCCAAGCAAGCCGGACGATGCCTTTATGACCAGCCACAAGACGCTGGTCCCGATGGAGATGATCGTAAAGCAGCAGAACAGGATCATCAACGAGTGCCACAAGAGGAGCCTAGCCCCCGCGCCGGGTAGGTTTGAGCCCATCTTCGACGAGTCTGTCAGGCTCACGGAAAGCTACTTCCCATACGCGGTAAAGGGCGCAAGGTGGGTTCCGTCCGCAGCCGATGACATCGAGGCCCCGGTCAAGATGTTCCTGCCCCCTGTAAACACATGGGCCAACAGGTACTTCCAAGGCACGGACCCAATCCAAAACGACGGAGGGTTTTCGCGCTTCTCGTCAGCCATCTGGGACACGGCGGCGCGAGAGATAAAGCAGGGGGATAATGCCGTGCTCGTCCCAACGGTTGCCTGCGCCCTGAACGCCCGCACTTCGTTCCCATCAGACCTGTTCGCGCAGGGTGTATTGATGGGCATCTACTACCGCAACTACGGGCAGAAGGCTTGCCGGGAACTGGTGGAGATAAACGTGGGTCACAGGTACGTTGAGTTCAAGTCATCCCCCGTATTCGGACTGAGGGAGTCCCTCATGCTAAAGAACGAGCTCCTGCCAAAGTATCGCGGAGGGGCGCACATCTATGGCGTTGACCTTAAGGGCGGGAAGGGGAGCCGAAAGGAGTCCCTATACGGTGACGTGACCGACCTCATCCGCACCTATGGACACAATATATGGTACTATGACTTCTGGTCTCAGGTCAGGAACATCTCCGTTGAGTCCAAGCCGGACGGCTCCGTGGTGTGGGGAACAATGAACAAGAACGTCTACAACGACGACTTGGTCTACGCCATCGCCTATGCGGAGCTGTGCTCTCGTTGCGTCAATAAGCAGCCGCAAGAGATCTCGGCGGAGACAAAGCAGTACAAGACAAGGCGGGTGCTAAGGAGGAGCGCGGACCTTATCCCTTACTACATCACTGAAAAAGTTGAAATTAAGTATACATGAGCGAGGAGATAATTGAAAAGATGCTTGAGAGGCGGTATCTGATATTCGCCCCCAAGAACGGCAAAGACCTTCGGGTCCAGTACCCGGAGCTTTCAGATTACACAGAATTTCGCCCAGAGGCCATCAAGAGCCACGACCTTCTGTTCGTCTGGTGGTTCCGCTGCGCTGCGTCTCCCTACTACGACAAGGCAGACCCCGAGAAGATTGAATCGTGCGTAAGGATTGCCTATCCAACAGAGCAGCAGAGGGAGTCGAAGCTAAAGGAGTTCAGGGCTGGGTTCCCCGACAACGTTAAATCAGCATTCAAGCGGATGGAGTCCTTCAACCTTGCCGCCCGTATTGAGAACTATCTTTACACCCAAAGGGTCAGGGACAATTGCAAGGCAATGCTTGCTGTTGATATAAATACAATGGACATCGAGGAGCAAGACTCTTGGAGCAAACGCGCTCCGGGCATTTGGCGTCTTCTTGAGGAAACCTCTAAAACCCTCGAAAAAGGGGGTTTTGGCGTCATCGAGCATGACAATACCATTGTTGATGAACTCGATGGCTCGGTAAAATCATTTAGACAGTCTAGCCGATGATTCCAACAACGACGAACAATCGCGGGTTTTGGACGTGGATCCCTATTGCCACGCAGATCCCACCGAGCATGACCATTCCCGAAAAGGATAAGGAGAATGAGAGTTATCATGCCCTGTGGACCCGCTACTTCTTGTCTCGTCAGGTTGGCGCATGGATCGAGTACTACCGTGGCAACTACTCTGCCAACATGGACTACGCCATCGACTCCCGCTGGGGAGAGGAGGAGGACATCCGTATGTTCTTAGGAGACGGCCCCTCGCAAACAAGCCGCATCCCGTTCAAGTTCCCCATCGTGTCCCCCATGCTGACCCGCATGGTCGGGGCCGTTGACAACATCTCCATCTCTGCAAAGGCCGAATCTGCTACGCAACACTTTGCACAAACAAGAAAAGAGAACGCCCTGCAAAAGGTTCTCCTTATGTCAGACATGGCCAAAATCGGGCCAGTCTCCGAGGGAATTATGGCAACGCAGGGAGTTCCTGCTGATACGCAGAAAGCGGTTCAGCTTTTTGATATGTCCTATCAGGACCATATCATCCGCAGCGCCAACAGCCTTATGTCAATGATAGCCCAGCGCAGCAATCTTGATGACACCAAGAGGGTTGCTGCTTCCTATATGGCTCTTTCTGGCGTGTCTTCCGCTCATTGCTTTGTCAATGGCAACAACCTTGAGTGGGAGATGTGCGAACCCCGCGAGGTCGGCTGGGACACGTCGGCAATGCGTCCAGACTTTTCGGACGGTCAGTTCGTGTACAATTGCCCCCTGATGAACGTGTCCAGCATTGCAGAACGCTGGAACCCAATCAAGGACAAGATCTACGCCCTCGACACTTGGTCGCGTATCCTTCCCGGTGGCTACAACTTCAACGCCGGTTGGCCGCAGTCCCGCCCCCGTGTCTTTACCATGTACTGGAAAGACATGAAGTACGTTGACCGGGGCTTTGTTGAAATTGATGGAGAGCCTCAATATGTCACTATCAACGAAGAAGACCCGGATACTGGCGAAATTACTTTTACGGACAAGGACCTTGTAGAGCCACCAGAAAATAGGTACACACGCGCTTGGGACGCTTCGGAGCTTAGGGCTAAGAAGCAGCGCAGGGCCATTGAGGTTATCCGCTACTGTTCCATGATTCCTTGGGAGTATTTGCCCGGCGGTTACACCAAGGGTCGTCCATATAGCCCCAACGAAGCCCCTCCAGCAGCTCCCCTAAACAGCAACCTTCCGCAGGTGGGTGTTGTAGGCGACATGGTGTTGGACTACGGAATGTACCCGTTGCAGGAGGCCGACCCTGATGACGTATATTCTGTCAAGTTCCCGATCAAGTTCTCTGCTTGGCGCTACTTGGGTGGACATGCTGTCGCCCCCATCACCGCCGCTCGCGACCCGCAGCGTTGGATGAACCAAATCACGTCTGACATCGCTTGGAGGATGCGTAAGGCCGGTGGCAAGAGCGTCCTATTGGCCAAGGAGGCGCTTGACGGCTCCAACATGGACGAGGATGAGCTGAACCACAAGGTCAAGGAGGGGGACACCATCGTTGTCCCCGCTGCCATGCTTGGGGGCTTGCAGAACGCCTCTGGTCAAATCGACGCATCGCCCGGAGCCTCTTTTTACAACATGCTTGGCTTGCTCCCGCAGATTAAGGGCGTTGCAGAGAGCTCAGTCGGCGTGTATGAGAGCAACTACGGCGCCCCTCAGGGGGGAGGACAGCTTGTAGGAACCCTTCAGCTTCAGCTTCAGCAGGCGGGCGTTATGCAGCAGCCATTCTACGCTGCCATTGCAGACCTGTACAAGCAGATACACCAGTTCAATGCACAGGCGGGCAAGCAGTTCTATTCCCAGCGACCTTGGCTACTGAGCCAAATGGTTGGAGAGGACGATATGCCGTATGTGATTTCTTCCGAGGATATGCATTTTGAGCAATTTCGCGTAAAAATTTCCTTGTCCCCCGACGGCGCACAGCTTCGCGCCATCACCGATCAGCAGCTTATCCCGCAACTTATGCAGATGGGTATGCTTGATCCGACAACCTCGGCGCAGCTCATGGGTCGCTCTTTGCCGGATGATGTTTACGCTGCGGCCCGTCAGTTCACCAAGCAGGCGGCTGCTGCTGCTCAACAGCAGATGGAAGAGCAGCAAATGGCAATGGCGGCACAGCAAGTTTCGCAAGAAGAACAAATGCTTGATCAACAAGAAATGGATTTGGCAAAACAAGAATCCAGTCAAGAAGTCAAGATGGCTCAATTGCAACAAAAGGCAGAGCAACCAGCGCGTCAGGCAGAAAGCGAGTGGATGAAGCCTGATGCTGCCCTTGGCGCAACTGCTTCACCCGGTCTATAGGCGCTGAAAAACAAAAACTACAAACACAACATATCTTTGCAAGCATGACTGAAACGACTGACACCCAAAGCCTTAGCGGTGACGCCTTGGCCCAAATCCTCGGCCCTACGTTGGCCGAGCGAAAGGAATCATATCCCAAGCCCGCTGAACCTGCGC